ATGGTAGCTGCGGTACAAACAAAAAAATCTAAAAAAGTTAGGATTGGATTTTATACTAGTAGTTCAGGAACTATGCGAAGCCATTCTGTTGCTCGTGCAGCAATTGAGAATCTTTATAGTACTTGCGTGAACGTAACTAATAACAGTTTTGATACAACATATAAAAACAAAAAACTAAAAATAGCGTTTCTAAATAAAGACGTGGTTGCCAATTACTACTTTGGCTATATGTCCTGCTCTCGAGAAGAATATCTTTTACCTTACATCGGCGATGAGCATTGGAATGAACAAAACATACCTTTAGATGATAAAAAGTATATAGTAGAAAGGACTTATTTTTTATATTACTACGAAAGCGACATACTGGTTCTAACGCAAAATCATTTAGGGCCAAAAGAATCTGATTTAGCTTATCTCCTTTACAGTCAAAGCGGTCAGCCCGGTGCAAATTTTTCTTTTCAAGCAATCTGGAAAGGCGAAACTGTTAGAGAACTTCTAGAAACAGGAAGCACTTTAAGAAGCTGTGAAATTGTACTTGCAGCACCACGTAACTTTAATGTTACTAGTTATCAATTAAATAGTTCCTTTTCAAAAGAACTTGTAGAAATGATGGTAGGTTTAGGTGGTACTCATCTTAAACTTTCATTAAGAGGACGAGCCTCAGGCAAGGTGAGTGTTAAAAGCTATCTTGCTGATGGAGTAAAAGAAGGCTTAAAAGAGCTATTAGAAAAAATACCTACGATCGTCAAGAAAGCGGCAGTAACAGAACCGAAAAATCCAAACGAAAAAAACCTTTTGGATCAGGTACTTATTTCCGAAAAAAACATTTACACGGTACATGGCTATGGAACAGATTCTGACGTGTTTCAGGCACTAATTTCTGCTAAGATAGATAATAAAGAATACCTTAAAAAATATGACATTAGCAATAAGAAGGTATAATTATGCTCATTAAGTTTTTAATTAATATATGTGTGGCGATAGTGCTCACATATATACTTGCACATAATATCCCAATCATGCCGCATGGAGATATCCTTACGGCAGCGGGAGTAATTTCTACTGTTTCAGGCATACTGTTTGGTTTCGTGCTGGCAACAATCTCAATTTTCAGCTCTGCGAGTGGAAATTCTGATGGCATAATCAAGGCTCTAAAAAACAATAACATTCTACCAGGAATGATTACTCGATTGCTTGTAACTGGAGCTACACTTATAGCAGCCTGTATATTATCGTTACTTTCAATGTTTGTCAGCGAGCATGTTGTAATTAGGGGAGTCAAAATCGAATTTATCCTTATCGTTGGTGGGTTAGCATTGCTCGTTATATCTATAGCCTCTTTTATATTTACTTGGCGCAAAATTAATTGGATACTTCCACATATTTAAAGGGCTTCCCTGCCCTTTTTTTATTCCATATCTAACTTTACGTTAATCATTGCTAAACACCCATCAATAAATCCTTCAGCCATTTGCATCTCGATGCGTATCAGCTTTTCATCCTTTTTCCTAGCCCGCGCCATGCTCCTTTTTGATATTCCGTATAGATAATGGGCAACCAGCAATGAATGCTCATATGGCTTCTTCTTTTGCAAACGAGCCAGGCAGCTTTCAATAATCAGTCCATCATCGTCAGTACAGGATGGCCTGGACTTACCTGTAGGCGGCAGCAGCCCCTTAAAACCAGCCGCTATATGTGAGTAATCGACCCCGGAATTATCGCTCGCAGCCCAACCGCCCCATCGTTCCAATACCAACTGAATATCACGCATCAAATTTCTCCACTAATTACGCCAGCGCGCCAATGGCCAGCGCCCGGTCTAATGTCTTCAGCAGCAGTTCTGGCTGCGTACCGTACTTGTTTTCAAATGCCACGGCATCAGCGTGTAATTCATCGTGATGCGCCCTGCACAGCGGAATCACGAATAAATCATGCGCCTTCGTACCTATCCCACCCATGCCGTGACCAATGATGTGATGGGGGTCATCAGCAGGTTTCTGGCAGCACGCGCACGGCTGCGTTTTTACCCACCTTGTGTACTTCGGGTTTTGCCAGCGGCGCCGCTTCGGTCGCAGCATGAATGACTCAGGCGTCTCCGGATCGACTTTCAGCGCCAGAACCTGTTTTACAGCTTCCTCTACCATGCTGGTGGCCGGGACCGACGGCATAATGTCCGCTTCACGGGTTACCGACTGGATAACCTGTTTCGGCATTTGCAGCGCCTGTCGGGCGACTGACTCCGGGATCACGTGCGCCAGCTTGTTGAACGTCAACCACCAGCACAACTCCGGAAGTGTGACTGCGTGGGAATCGTCGAACCCCAGGCCGCGCCGAACCACCGACAATACCCAGGCTACCAGGTTTACCCGCGCAATGCCTGCCAGTTCGGCGGTGAAATGTTCCCGCACCTTATTGTCACAGGACCAGCACAGCCGCAGCGCGCCGGGCTCATGCCGCATCGGGACCATTTCGTAATGATGATAGCTGGCATGCGGGTACTGACAGCCGGATTCGCGCAGCAGCCAGGCTTCGAGCCCTGAGAGACCACCAGCGCGCTGTATCACTTCGGGATGTTCGAATACAGGCACCATAACCGGGTCTTCTGCAAGTGGCTGGCGCGCCGCCGGGATCTCACCAGTTGGCAGATCAGCCAGGCGATCCGGTTCGTTCTCCAGCAGAATGCGACCGCGACAGAAGTGCGGCAGCAGATCCTGCCCTGGTCGGAACATAACCACACCCAACTCACGTACAACCACAGGATTAAGCAGCGCCCTCATGCCTCGCTCCCGACTGCTTTACGGAACTCCTTTTTCAGGCGTTTATTTCCGCATAAGTGGAGGTAACGAAGTGCCAGATCACGCGAAATAAAAACCTCTCCATCCCGGCGGGTTACAGAATCAGGATGCGATAAGACATGCTGCTTAACTTCATCAAGATCCAAAAATTGCTCAACGCTCAGGGCGTTCATGGCACCTGATTTTTTGCCGGGTGCTTTGTGAACCGATGAGCAACCAAAAAGATTCGCTTTACGCTGGTTACTCATGATCACCACCTGCCGCCAGGGCTTTATCGTGGGTAAACTCACCGTTCCATGTTTGTTTCATGGGCAAGCATCCCTGAAGGTATTTTCGGTAAAGCCATACAGCGCCAGAACGAAGGAGTATCGGTTGATAGCTTGTGAAGCTTACCGATTCATTTGGCATGATCTTGCTTGTTCTCTCTGTGAGGTATTTATCACGGACATAGGATCGCACACGCCAGTGAGCAGTTTTGCCGTCGGGATTGTCATCGTACAGCCAGTTAGCTGACTTCAGCCATGCATTAACTTTGGAGGTGTTGACGCCATTCAGGCGCTTGCAGAACTGAACGGGCGTGAGTCCATCAATAAACAGATTTTCGAGTTGGTCGATGTATTCGGCCTGCTGGTGGGTAACAGCTTCGGCGCGCTGCCGTGCCTCGAACTCATCAGCCCAGGCGCGGGCGGCCTGCGCTGGATCGGAAAAGTTGGGGATTACAGGAACGCCCTGCGGTTCGCGCTTTCTGAAATAATGCTCCTCCAGCTCCTCGTAAAAATCCCACGCCTGATCGGTCTCAAGCATTTTCGCATGGCGGGAGGCACCCCGTTCGGTCCACAGAATGAGAACGGATGTATGTTTATTAACCGACTCGCTAAAAGATAGTCGGAACGATTTTAACTCGTCTCCCGTAACACGAAAGTAGTGCTTACCTTCAATGAATCGACTCTCGTTGCGGATATGATTCTGCTGAATTCTGATCGGTGAAGTACCATAGCCAAGCGCCAGATGTTCGGTGGTGATCACTCGTTGGTTACGGTAGGTGATAGCCGGAACGGAAACGTTCGACTGATTTGCGGATACAGCAATAACGCTATCTTTGGGCGTAGCAAAGCCCATAACCTGGTTAGTCATATTGTCTCCACTGATTGTATTGCGAGGGGCCTGCACGCCCGCTTCGCTTGCACTTTTTGACATTACTGCCATATCGCTTTTCTTTCAACCCACAGCTGGACATATATCCATCCCCTGAATGAATGGCGTGATGGTTATCTCTACCTTGCCCTTCGGTACCACTGGCCCCCACTCCACCAGCATTTTTTTAACCTGACTGTCGTCCTCCCAGACGCCCGCATGCGTCAATGCGTCAAACAGCGCTTTGTTGTAGTTGTCCAGATCACGACGACGCTGATCCGGAGGGAAAAGAATTATTTCGACCGCCGCTGGCGTGGTGGACGGCTTCGGCAGGAGGCGCAGCTGCTCGATGATGGCGGCACAAGCGTCACTCTGATATTTACGCCCGGCAGCGCTGATAAGGTGGCGACCAGCCAGCGGCCCCCTGTTCGGGGCGCGCCAGTAAGTGTTTACGCTCGGCGGAAATGGCAGGGTCAGTTTCATAGTTCGACCCCACGTAATTCGAGAAAGGCGATCGCATTTTCCCTGGCATGCTCATCGCCGTTAAGCAGCGACCGAACCAGAGTAACCGCCTCATCCTCTACGCTCTGGCCGGTGATCGTGATGCCCCGGGAAACGCCCGGCGTAATGGTGATGGCCCCTTTACGCTGCAGCGCACGAAGGTGATCGTTAGCCGCATTCGGCGAACGGCAGCCCATCAGGCCAGACAGCTCATAAATGGTTGGCGGGAACCCGTGATCGGCGATGTAATCGATAATCAGATCTAAAACTTCCTGCTGCCGCACTGTCAGTTTCAGCATGCTGATGTCTCCGCTTTTCGCGCTTCCATCAGTATCCGGAAGCGAATCCGCAGGGAGCGAATATTGTGCCAGTGATGGCTGGGAATGGATTCCAGGGTCTGCGTAATATCTGCTGCGGTAAGGCCATATTCGGCAATAACCTCTGATGCCAGTATCAACAGCCGGTCCTGCATGTCATTACGGATGCCGTCATGTTCAAAGCTCTGCTGATCCAGCCAGGCGATAATCTGCTGCTGATCGGCATTCTCTTTAATCAGAGCCATTGCTTTGCCGATCGTTTCCGTCGGAACGACGATAAATTCAGGATTTGCTACTGAATCAGCCGCCCAGGTATGCGCGAAGCGGGATTCGGAGAACGTGTATTCTTCTTTGTCGCCGAACGCGGCACATGCACACGCCCAGAAGTTAAATCCGCTTTTCTCAATAATGTCTTTTTTGGTCAGTGGGATTTCCGGTTCATCTGAAGATGGCGGGTTATCTTCGACAGGCCCGACAGCTTCCGGAATAATTTCAGGAATAATTTGCGGTTCTTTTTGTGGTGCTAACAGCCCGGCGAGCCGCTCAGCTTCACGGCGGATCTGCGACAGGAATGCATCGCCGCGAGCTTCCAGATCCTTGCGGCTGACATAACTCATAGCCGGGCCGCGCCAGTTCTTGTCGAAAACAGCAACAGCACCAGCGAAGAACGCGCCGGTAGGCACCTGCTTTTCATCCTTCGGTACAAACCAGGTTGGCAGATCGAAACCAATACGCCCACGGATAAACGCGATGTGATCGGCGTCCTCCGGCCACCACACCTCACTGGTAGCAGCCTTAATCAGGAAAACATAACGACCACCTTTCTCGCGCATCGCGCTGGCGTGCTGCATGATGTAACGCATGCCGGTGATGTACTGATCTTCATGCTGGCTGGCGCGGCTGTAGGGAGGATTACCGAACGCGGCGCCATTAAGCTCTGCAAGGCGCGCGGACCAGTCCTGCGTCAGTGCGTTATCCTCGGCGGTGTAATACGCCTCGCATTTGCTGTTCTCTCCGTCGCTGAACAGGTCCAGCACCAGCGGGCCAAACATCGAATTGATACCCCAGAAAATGTTTTCAGGTGTACGCCACTGATCACCAACTTCCTTCAGTTCGTGCACCGGCTGGCTACGCAGTTCGGCAAGCTCACGGCAGTATTTATTTGGCATTATTCTTCCCCTACATAACGGCCAGCGAGATAACACCGCCCTTCCGGTGTCATGAAATTTCCTGCATGCCTGAGGCACAAGGCCCGGCGCGAAACATAACGATTCCGATCTGCACTACTAATCGCCATATCAAACGCTTTAAGCCAGACCGATGCGGCGCGGAAATAAAGTCCCTGCGCTTCCAACTGCTGCGCCCGGTTTTCCAGCCCGGTCAGGGTCCGGAGGTCTTCCTCTGAAAGCGTTTCTGCCAGGGTTTGGTTAGACGGGTAGTAAGTCAGCGTCGATTCCTGAAAATCCCGGCGTAACTTCCCCTCCTCATAAAAACGGCCAAGACAGCGATTGATAGTGCTGGTGTTGGTTCCCGGCATGGCTTTGGCAATATCGCGATAATTGCAGCCCGGGTTCTCAATGACATACTGCAAAACTTTCGATGCGATGCTCATCCGCGGAACCCCTCCGGAATGGTGTACGCCACGTCCTGGTGACTCGAACGGAATACCGCTGAGTCAGGAAGCTTGCCGCGCTGGCCCCATGTATCGCGTGCCGGGCGTCCGGCGGAATCCCACTTGTTCGCCGACTGCAGATAGCCCGGGAACTTGCTTGGCAGGAAGAGCGTTGACGGGCGCAGGTACTCGGCCATTTTCAGATCTGAGCCCCACTTCTCAACGCTGTAATCCACGACAAGCACCAGTTCTTCAGGTGTAAACCCGTCCGCCAGTCGGGCACGGATGTTTTCCAGAGATGATTTGCAGACCTGGTACCGGGATCCGGTGGTCTTGTTCAGGTGAGATAAAACCTGTTTAGCCTGGTCAGTGATTACCACTGCAGGGTCGGGTTGCTCAGCAACCTGACAGGAAGGTTTTTTATCTGATGGATCATGTTTTGAATTTACTGACGGATCCCCGCCAGATTCTGACGGGTCAAAACCGCCGTTTTTGCTGAATTTTGATGCCTCAAATTTTGACGGGTCAGATTTTGATGCGTCAGATTTTGACGCGTCAGAATCTGACAGGTGAGACAATGCGACCGCCTGAAGCTTTGCTACATTAAGCTGGTAAATATTGGAGGCGTTGCGGTTGCCCTGGCGGCGCTGAGTACGTGAAAGCCAGCCGTCTTTCTCCAGCTTCGCGATCGCCGTACGAACAGTGCTTGGCCCGGCCCCGAGCTGGCGCGCAATGGTCTCTATCGAGGGCCAGCAAACGCCTTCGTCGCTGCTAAAATCGGCCAGGCGTGCCATGATGGCCACGCTGGACAACTTCATGCCCGACGCCGCGCAGCCGTCCCACACATAGCTGCTTAATTTAGTGCTCATGATCGCCCTCTATTTCCCTGAACTTGCGTTGGAATTGTTCGAGCGGACTGAAACATTCCCCATGCTCGTAGCCTTCCCGCAGATAGATAACGCGACGGGTTTCTGGCTCCCAGCGGATAACTTTGACGGGCACGCCGTAGTGATCGCGGAACCACCGGTTAAGTTCGTGCATAATTGCGCAGCCGCCTCCTCTCGCCAGTCCCCCACAGCCCACTCTGCAAACTCGTGGGTTACAATTTCACGATCGCCTGGTACATTGACTGCATAGCAAAACGGAACCGGCTCGCGGCCCCCAGGCATAGGCAACGCAATGAGTTGCGAGCGGCGGTACTGTGTTGTTAAACTGTTCACGCGTTAGTTCTCCACTGATTACGACACGCCACGGCGCCCGGAGCTGCACACTCGCGGGCGTCACTCTTTTCTGGCTCGCAATAAACGCGGGATATCAAATTCAGGAAGGTCATCAGCGTTACGCGAAACCGATAAGCGATTTCGTTGAGGCTTTTCCATTCAGCGCGCGTCACCACGTCATCCTCGGTATACTGACGATACGCATTAACCAGATCTCCCAGTTGCCCCACCAGCTCCGCCAGCTTGATCCCGATCTCTTCGTTGGCATCTTCCCCAGTCGCGCCAGGAATGTGCATGCCGTTATCAGTTTCAAGTGAAATGTAATCGGCAAGACAGGTCACGCCCGCAGCTCGCTGAAGTACCAGCGCCCACTCAAGCGGGAAAATTTGATCGCCACCAGCACGTAATCGATTGAAAATCGCGTCCTGGCTAACGTCGAGAACCTCAGCTGCCTCTTTGTACCCACCCGGAAACGCCGCAATAATCTTTCTGACTACCGCGACATACGAATCGGTTTGTTTCTCTACTTTCCAGTGCTCTTTGCCCACGGTTAACCCCTTCTTGCTGTGGTGTTTTAACTCTGCGTTTCTGCCTACTGTTTTGGGTAAATGTCAGGGCGCAAATCAGATTTAGTAATTGCGCCTGCGGTGATGTCCTCAAGTTTTTTGGCAAGGGAAAATCCAGCCTTTTTGTAGCCATTGAAAACCAACCGCAGGTAACCCGGAGTAGACTTGACGTTATTTGCTAACTCAAACTGCTGCTCTTTTGATAAAGAGTCCCAATACTCTTTCATGATATGTACCTCCCGTGTACATATTACACGAATAGTATGAACCCACAAGGTACTTGTACCAACAAGGTACACAATGTTTAATTCTGGGATGAAAACGATTCAGGAAATACGGCGGTTGAACGCCAGAAAGCTGCGAGATGGAGTCGGGGGTAATAGCTACTTCGCTACCATGATCGACAGAGAACCAACCCAAACCAGCAGGTTTATGGGTGACGGCGCGTCTAAAAATATTGGCGATACAATGGCTCGCCATATAGAAAAATGCTTTGATTTGCCGTTAGGCTGGTTGGATCAGGAGCATCAAACCACTAACGTTGCAAAAAGTCCTGACGTATCAGACACTAATAGAAATATCACATTGGTTCCGGTTATTTCCTGGGTGCAGGCAGGAGCATGGACGGAAGCTGGCTTTGCTGAGGTGGACTTGAACAGTGTTGAAACTTATCCGTGCCCTGTGCCGTGCGGACCCATGACGTATATTTTGCGTGTGATTGGCGATTCAATGATCGATGAGTACCGCCCGGGTGACATGATTTTTGTGGATCCTGAAATTCCAGCAAGCCATGGTGATGATGTTATAGCTCTCATGCATGACTCTGGAGAAACCACCTTTAAAAGGCTTATTGAAGATGGCGGCACTAAATATCTGAAAGCATTAAATCAAAACTGGCCTGAACCCTACGTTAAAATTGATGGTAACTGTTCCATAATCGGAACAGTGATCTTCTCTGGTAAGCCTCGAAGGTATATTCAGAAAAAATAAATTTTAAGATGAGCCCGCGAAAGCGGGTTTTTTTATGCTTGACAATGTACCCTAAGGGTACATAATGTACCTACAAGCAACAGCGAACAGGCAGGACGCCCACGAAGTAGCCGCCGGTGGCGTATGAATGACCGGATGATTCGCTCACAACAGGAAAGAGCGCTGAAGATGCCAGGAAACGCCCTACCGCCAGGCAGACAGACGGGTTATCCCGCAAGGGGTGGCGGCAGTGCTCTCTCCGTTGTGGTGAATTGCAGCCGCGCCGACGGCAACCAGAAGACAAGCGCCTGGCCCACAACCTCATAAAACCAGACAGTTGTGTAGTTGTTTGGCGGTACCAGAGTTATCCCATGAAGTCGCTGGTACCGCCCCTTTTTTTACGCAACACACAAGAGCATCACCGGATGACGGGCTCATTCCCCAATCCATCCGGGCGGTTGCAGCCGCAGGTGCTCTTTTGTGTTGTGTGGAGAAACTAACCGGCGGTGGCAGCCGCCTTTCTGAGGGTAAAACCGATGAGTAATGAACGTTTAACCAAAGTCCCTGATTTTCTGGGCGAGCTGGACGGCGGAGTATTCGAGAACAAGATCGCCGCCGCGCTGAGCGAGGTCGCTTTCGGCGTCCTGAACAACGGGCAGAAGGGAAAAGTAACCCTGACGTTTGAAATTGACCGCATGAGCAACTCGGTCGAAGAGAAGCGCGTAAACATCAAGCACAAGCTTTCCTATGTGCGCCCTACCCCGCGTGGCAAATCCTCGGAAGAGGACACCACCGAAACCCCCATGTACGTGAACCGTGGCGGCAAGCTGACCATCCTTCAGGAAGATCAGGGCCAGTTGTTCACCCTCGCTGGTGACGCCGACGCGAAACTGCGCGCCCAGCAGTAATCAATTCATCAATTTTTCTTAAGGAAAAACCATGTCCCATTCTTTAGATGCATCGGCTATCGAAAAAATTCGCGAGATGACACTGTTCCAGCTGCTTGAACAAAAACTGGATGGCGCTGACTGCCCGGCTGCGGCGGTACCTGCGGGTGTGGACGTTCAAACCCTTGAGCACCTTTCCCTGGAGCGTTTCCGTTTTCGCGGCAAAATGCAGACCAGCAGCATCGAAGATTTCGTTACCTATTCCACTGGTTACGCTGCTGAAGGTACCCGCTGCTTTATTAATGCTGACGACATGCTCGCGATCGCTGTTTTCAACCTTGGCACGCTGGCCAATCCGGGCCACGCCGATAACACCGCGCGCCTGATCCTGAAGAAAACAGCGCCGTTCTCCGCTCTGCTCGACATTAACGGTGATCGTCACAGTCAGAAAGAACTGGCTGAATGGCTCGAAGACTGGTCCGAATACCTGACCGGCTTTGATTCTGACGGGCAGGTGATCGACGCCAAAAAATCGGCGGCTGCTGTTCGCAAAATCACTATCGAATCCATTCAGAAAGCTGACTTTGAAGATAACGATTTCAGCGGTAAGCGTTCGCTGATGGAAAGCGTTGAAGCGAAAACACAGGACATCATGCCGGTGGCTTTCGAATTTAAGTGCGTGCCGTTTGAAGGCCTGCCCGAACGTCGCTTTAAGCTGCGCCTGAGCATCCTCGGCGGCGACCGTCCGATTCTGGTGCTTCGCATCGTGCAGCTGGAAGCCCAGCAGGAAGAAATGGCCGCCGAATTCCGCGATCTCCTGGTCGGGAAGTTCAAAGACAGCCAGGTTGAAACCTTTATCGGTACGTTCAGCGCTTAATTACGTTGCCTTAAATGCCCCGCAAAGGGGCATTTAGTGAAGCGAAGTTAAATAAATCATCGCCAACGGCGAGGGATTCGCTCAACCAAAATTCAGGCGCGGTGCAGCGCGAAATAACGGAGAACACGTAATGCCATATATTCAGACACTATCCGGGAAACATATTAACTACACCGATATTCAGCACGACGACATCGTGATCGAGGATATCGCTACTGCACTTTCCCATATCTGCCGCTTTGCCGGTCACCTGCCGGAGTTCTACAGCGTGGCGCAGCACTCGGTGCTGGTCAGCCAGCTCGTGCCGGCAGAGTTCGCCCTTGAAGCACTGCTGCATGATGCTACTGAGGCATATTGCCAGGACATCCCGGCACCGCTTAAACGCCTGCTGCCGGATTACCAACGCGTTGAGGCTTATGTGGATAGCGTGATCCGCGCGAAGTTCGGATTACCTGCCCACCAGCACCCGACCGTTAAATACGCCGACCTTGTCATGCTCGGTACCGAACGCCGCGATCTGGATATTGATGACGGTACCGTATGGCCGGTGCTTGAGGGAATCCCGCCGACCGATATGTTTACCATCATCCCGCTTCGCCCGGGGCAGGCTTACGGTCTGTTCATGGCCCGGTTCAATGAGCTAATGGAGATCCGCAAATGCGCATGACCACCAGCGAATTAATCCACGCGGCATACCATGCGGCGCGTTACCTGCCTAAGGCGTCGTCACAGTTAGTGCGCGAACTGGCCGATCGCTTGGATACCACTAAGTCCGCGCTGTGTGAATCACTGAAAATTCGTGATGCGCTGGCTGCGGAAAATCTGGCTCTGAAAGAAGCGACAAAAAACGGCGAGGTCGAAAAACATCAGCAAACCTCTAATGGGACAACAATCGGCGTTAAGAATGTCATCGTTCAGCGTGAAATCGAAACCCCAACGACTGATGCGTGGGTAAATGAGCAGCGTGCTTTGGGCGTTGAGATGTTTGCATTGATGTACGCCGAAGAGGCCATCAAGAGCAATAACATCACGACGGGGTGGCGAGCTAGAGCCAGCAGGGAGGCTTCTCAATATGCTGAGCAGCTTCGCGGGAGCCAGTCATGAACAATCAAATACGCTCACTGGTCGACACTGGCGCGCTGTTCGTGTCCAACCACTCCGGAGGGAAAGATAGTCAGGCGATGCTCATAAAGTTGCTTGATATCGTCCCGACCCAGCAGCTCGTCGTCGTGCATGCTTCGCTGGGTGTAATGGAATGGCCAGGCGCATTGGAGTTGGCGCAGCAACAGGCCGCAGACGCTGGGTTGCCGTTTATCGTGGCGCGAGCGCGAAAGACTCTGCTTGAGATGGTGGCTCGTCGCTTTGAGAACCGCCCGGAGGTGCCGAGCTGGCCATCTGCCAGCACCAGGCAATGCACCAGTGACCTGAAACGTGGGCCTATCCAGCGCGAGGTTCGGGCGTATGCCAAGGCCAACGGGTTCAAGGTCATCGTCAATTGCCTCGGGCTGCGGGCTCAGGAGTCGCCTGGTCGCGCCAAGCGGCAGACGTTCCGCAAGAACGAGACGGATTCCAACTCAGTGCTGACCTGGTACGAGTGGCTTCCGATTCACGAGCTGAAAGCCGATGAGGTGTTCGCCAACATTCGCGCAGCCGGGCAGGAGCCGCATTACGCCTATTCGCTTGGCAATGAGCGCCTGAGCTGCGTGTTCTGCATCATGGCAAGCCGCAATGACCTGAAGAACGGCGCAACGCATCACCCAGAGCTGCTTGAGCAGTATGCGGAGCTGGAGGTCAGGACTGGCTACACGATGCACATGAACAGAATTCCTATTAGGGAGTTAGCAGCGTGACAGCAGAACAACTTGCACAACAGGAACCCTCTTTGGATGCGATGCTTCGCGCTCATGAGGCGTTTTACAGCACCGACAATGTGCGTGAAGCCATGCTGAAGGCATACCGGATCATGCTTGCTGACGCGCTGAAAGCTGCGGGCATCAATTTAATGGTGGAGGGTGAGGGATATGGCAAATATTAGCAACGGTCCGGTACCAACGCTGCCAGGCCACTCTTGCGGAGTACCTACCAGCACTAAATGCGATACGCACCTTGATAGAGATGCTATTCGCCGTATTCAAGGTGAAACAGACTCTTTCGGGTGTGAATACATCGATATGTGCCAGGAATGCCACGATGAATATCTTCGTGAATCCCGTAAAGCCGACTATTCGGGTAGGTGCGATTGGTGCAAGAAACAAGCGGATCATCTCTACCCTCATCGGGATATAGAAGAGGGCAGTTGTGGTCGCGTTTATGAAGTGTGTAAACCCTGCATTGATGCTGAGCGCCAACGCTGGGAAGAAGAAGAAGATGAAGAAGGGTGGTGATAAATGAGTGCAATCAACGAACTCGTCTCAGATGAGCGCCTGGACACAATCAAATCATGGCGTGAAACGTATGGTCAGGATGCCAACGTGATGATCCCCGCATCAGAAGCAGAGGCTATTGCCCGCGAGCTACAGCAGTACCGCGCCGCCGTTGGGCCGACAGAGCAGCGTGATGAGTTGCCGTATGACCCGCAGATTGCTGAGTATGAGAAAATTATGCAGCAGGCGGTACCTGATGGTTATGCACTGGTGCCGAGCAAGCTGACGGCAGAGAATGGCGCAAAGGGTGCGCTATCCGGTGAGTTTTCAGAAACCAAGTTCATAAGCTGCCCAGAGTGCTTTGGCGATGATGAATGCGAAACATGCGACGGAAGCGGGCGAATTGAAATTACAGTGCCTGTCAGTTGGACAAGCATCAAAGAAATATGGGCAAAAGGTGTTGAACATTTCGCAGCAGCACCCCAGCAGGAGGCGCAGGAAGTAAAAAAGTAAATCGATGCGGTATTTGTTTTGACTGGGCCCGCAATGGTTGCGGGACCTGTATTTTTAAAGAGTGACCGGGTGCAGCCGGTAAAGTGGAGAGGTAACAATGGGACAGCTTGTTGCTATCAATGAATGGGCATCTGGCCCTAACGGTTTTAAAGAGCCGATCAGTCGCGCGGCACTGCATAAGATCGCTAAGACCAGGCAAACCTACCCACCAGCAATAAAGCAGGGCCGCCGGTGGGTTGTGGACGAAGATGCTCGGTTTATAGGTTTGGTAGGCAGGGTTGAGATAACTTCAGGTATTTCAGATCAGGCCCGCCAGTTAGTGGAGAAAGCTCTCAATGGCTGCCCGTCCCAGAAAACACAATATTGATATACCTAACCTGTACTGCAAGTTAGATAAAAGAACCTCAAAAATCTACTGGCAGTACAGACATCCAGTCACTGGCGTTTTCGTCGGGTTCGGGCTGGATGCTGACGCCGCGAAGGCCGCAGCAATGGAAATGAACAGGATTATAGCTGAACAAGAAACGCAGCAGTCCTACGCGCTTATTGATATGGCAATAAAAGCAAACACAAAGAAAGAACCGGGAATTAGAGTTAATAGCTGGATCAAACGATATAACGAAATCCAACAGGAACGAGTCGACAATAAAGAACTATCTAGCAGCACCCTAAAAAGTCGAAAATCATGCGCATTAATCTTTGAAAAGAGAGCATCACATTTACGACTGGTCGACGTGGACACAAAAGTTATAGCAACGCTCATTGATGAATATAAATCGAGCGGAAAAGCTCGCATGGGGCAATTAATGAGAGCAGTTTTAATAGATGTATTTAAGGAAGCTCAGCATGCGGGAGAGGTACCGCCAGGCTATAACCCTGCCCTTGCTGTTAAAAACCCAACAGCTAAAGTTCAGCGCAGCCGAATGACGCTGGAGCAATGGAACCTAATATATAAGTCTGCTGAAAAGTATGCCCCTTGCTTACAAAACTCTATGCTGCTTGCCTTATTAACTGGACAGCGTCGCGGTGATTTAGTCGATCTTAAATTTGCTGATGTTTGGGATGGGTATCTGCACATAAGACAAAATAAGACCGGTGCAAAAATTGCTTTACCATTAACACTACGCTGCGAAGCGATAGGCTTATCTCTTTCTGAAGTAATAGCGCGATGCAGAGATCGTGTCGTCAGCCCTTACCTGCTTCATCACGTCAGAAAGCACTCAACCATCGATGCCGGAGATGCTGTTACTGAGGGAACCATTACGCGTATGTTTATGGAGGCAAGGAACGAAGCCAAAATCAACTGGCCTAAAGGCACCACTCCACCATCCTTCCATGAACAACGCTCACTTGCTTCACGTCTTTATAAAGAACAGGGAGTCGATGTTAAAACACTTTTGGGTCACAGCACAGATGCAATGAGTGAACAGTACAGGGATGATCGCGGGCTTGACTGGAAAAAATTAGTCATTTAG